CGGTACGACTTTTTTGCCATTAGTCAGTATTGCAACGAATTGGTTGATGACGGCAAAGGAGGGCAAGAGCCTCGTTTTAGTTGCAATCTGTTGATCAATCAACGTAAACAAGTCTTTAACGTCATTCAAGAAATGACAAGTATTTTTAGGGGCATTTCATACTACGGTGCAGGATCGCTGGTGCTGTTGCAAGACAAGCCTTCTGACGCGCAATTTACGCTAGGTCCGGCAAATGTTATTGAAGGGTTGTTTGCTTACTCAGGATCGTCAGTTCGCAGTCGGCATACTTGCGCGACTGTTGCGTACCAAAGTTATGACGAACAAGGTGAAGTTTCTTTTGAGTACGTTGAGGATGAAAACGCTGTTGCTAAGTACGGCGTCAACAACAAAGAAATTAAAGCTGTCGGCTGCTATTCGCAGGGTCAAGCCAACAGGCTTGGCAAGTGGACTCTTTTAAGTGAGCAAGACTTATACGAAACTTGCACGTTTTCAATCGGCATTGACTCAGGGATCGTTCTGCGCCCTGGAACGGTTATAGATATTGCCGACCCGTTGCGTAGTGGAACGCGAAGGAATGGCCGTGTTTCAGCTGCTACCACGTTGCAAATAACGATTGACAGTACCACAGAGCTGTCAGTCAACACGGGTAATAGTCCGACAATCTCAGTTGTCTTGCCGACGGGTTTAGTTGAAACGCGCGATATTAACAGCATTAGCGGCACCGCTGTCAACGTCACAACTGCATTCAGTGAAGCTCCTGCAATCAATGCTCCTTGGCTAATACAAACAACAGACATTCAATCTCAACAGTTTCGTGTTGTATCTGTTGCTGAAGGCGAAAACGGTATATTTAGCGCCACGGCGCTTAAGTACAACGAAAGCATCTACAACGCAATTGAGCAAGACTTAAATCTGACGCAGCGCGATATTACAAACGTTTCTGCAACGCCTGAAGCGGTAACAGATGTCACGGTGACTGAGTTTCTTTATGAGGACGGCGGGTCAGTTCGCACTGGTGTGGACGTTACCTGGAAGAGCCCAATCAAGAATGTTCAAGATTTTGTTGTCAAATACCGTCTCGATAACAATAATTTTGTTCAAATAACTACTCAGACGCAATCAATCCAAGCAAAAGGATTAAAAGCCGGATCTTTTGAGTTGCAAGTTACGCCTAGGAGCTTTATTGGCAAAACCGGCACTACCACTTCGCAGACGTTTGCGCTGCAAGGCAAAACAGCCGTTCCAGGCAACGTTTTAAATCTCACCCTTGAACCATTGAGTTACAACAGTGCCCGGCTGCGCTGGGACGAAACTGTTGACCTTGACGTAAAAGTAAGCGGCAAGGTTCACATCCGTCACAACAACCTCACTAACGGCAGCGCAACTTGGAGTAACAGCGTGGACCTGATCCAATCCATTGCGGGTAATTCAACAGAAAAAACAGTCCCATTGCTAGAGGGTGAATATCTGGTCAAATTTGAGGATGACGGCGGCAGGAAGAGCGCAACGGAGGCCAGCGTCATCGTCGATCAGCCCGTCACTCAAACTTTCTTTGGAGTAGCAACACAAAGGGAAGATCAAATCTCACCAACACCTTTCACGGGTGCAAAAACCGACACGGAATATGACTCAACTTATGACGCCTTAATCTTGTCCAGTTCTGGCGGTGACGTGGAGTCTTCTGGTGAATATGCCTTCGCAAGCACCTTGGATCTTGAGGCGATTTACAGCTTGGATCTGGAGCGGCGGATTGTGTCGAGGGGCATCTATCCAACCGATACCATCGACAGTCGAACAGCTTTAATCGACACTTGGTTGGACATAGACGGCGGTGTTGTTGATGCGGTTAATGCTGAGCTTTACGTGCGAAAAACAGACGACAATCCAGCTAGTTCTCCTACATACAGCGCATGGCAGCCATTGGCAAACGGCGTATTAAAGGCACGTGCGTTCCAGTTCAAGGCGCAGCTCACATCAAGCGATCCAGCGCAAAACGTGTTGGTTGATGAACTGGGATTCAAAGCGCAGATGCAGCAACGCACAGAGCAGAGCACTGCAACTGTGGCTAGTGGTACATCAGCGAAAGCTGTGACTTTTACAAATGCGTTCTTTACAGGAACCAGCAGTCTTGGTGGAGCAAACAGCGCATTACCGACTATTGGGATCACGCCTCAAAACATGGCAACCGGCGACTTCTTTGAGTTGTCAAGCATTTCGAGAACTGGCTTCACTGTTACGTTCAAAAACAGCAGCGGATCAATCGTTGACCGTAATTTCAATTACATGGCTACCGGGTTTGGCAAGTCCTAGTAAAGTGTCAGAAATAGCGCATTAAGGCCCCGTGGCAACTCATGACTATGTTTTAGCCAATCAAAGCGGAGCGGCATTCCGTGGTGACCTTAACAATGCGCTGGCTGCTATTTCCAGCAACAACAGCAATTCAACTGACCCTGCGACCACGTTTGCCAATCAGTGGTACGTGGACACTGGCGACAACACCCTGAAGATCAGAAATGCTGCCAACTCGGCTTATGTAAATGTCAGTGCGCTTGGTGGTATTGGGTCTGCAAATCTTGGCCTAGCCCTTGCTGCATCACCAACGTTTACTGGGACGGCAACGTTTGGCGGCAACGTTTTGATGAGCGGCACCGGGGTGATTGACCTCCCGGCTGGTACAACCGCTCAGCGTCCGGGCAGTCCTAACAATGGGATGATCCGGTATAACTCAACGCTTTCGCGTTACGAGGGTTATTCGGGTTCAGCGTGGGGGCAGCTTGGTGGTGGTGCTACTGGCGGTGGAACGGATCAGGTGTTTTATACGAACGGCCAAACGGTGAGCACAGACTTCACGTTGGCTGGAACGCTTAACGCAATGTCAGCAGGCCCGATAGCGGTTGCCAGTGGAGTTACAATAACGGTTAGTTCCGGTGCCACTTGGACGGTGGTCTGACATGAGCACGGTAAAAGCAGCAAGTTTACAGAACACGGGGAGTGGCGCTCCGGCGTTTCAGAACAGCTCTGGCACGGAGATTGGTCAGCTATGTAAAGCGTGGGTGAACTTCAACGGCACTGGAACAGTTGCTATTAGAAGTTCATTTAACGTTGCTTCGATTACTGATAATGGCACTGGCGACTACACGGTAAACTTCACGACGGCGATGGCAGATACTAATTATGCAACAGTTGGCGTTAGCTCGCTAAATGCTACTGGTAGTGGTTCTGGGCGGAGTGCAAATTGCTTTAATCCAAGAGACTTAGCAACTTCAAGTGTGCGTCTGTACATAGTAGACGGAACGAATGGGAACTCTACAGATGTGGCTGTGTCAAATGTCGCCATCTTCCGCTAATCAATTATGAGCACACTTAAGGTCGCCACTATTCAAGACACGTCGGGCAACAACAGCTCGACGCCCGCAGGGATTGCATCTGGCACGGCAAAGGCGTGGGTTGATTTTAACGGCACTGGAACGATTGCAATTAGAGCTAACTTCAACGTAAGCTCAATTACAGATCATGCTAGTGGCGACTATACGGTGAATTTTACAAATGCAATGCCAAGCGCAAGCTATTGCGTCAGCGGGGGTGCATCTCAGACTGATTCTGGGACAAATTATAGATTTTTAGCAATGGGGTCGAGTGCAAATAGTGATTTTTCTAAAACAGCAAATGGCGTAAGAGTTCAAAGCGCATACACAAGCAGCTTTGGCAGAGAAGATGCCCAACATGTTTTTGTTGCTATTCACGGAGATTGATCCATGAGCACCCTCAAAGTCAACACGCTTCAAAACACCAGCGGCAACACCCTGACTTTCATCAAGCAGGTTGTCTCAACAACTAAAACTGACACAGCAAGTCTATCTATTGCCAACGGAGTTATTGATTCATCAATCGTTAGCGGACTATCCGTAAATATTACGCCTTCATCAACAAGTAGCAAAATACTTATATTGGCTCAAGTAGCTTGCTCAGTTACTAGCAACGCTGTTTTCGTTTATCTTGTAAGAGGCTCCACTCTCATTTGCCAAGCAGACGCCGATGGCAGCCGTGCTCGGGCTAGCAGTATGACAATGCAGGCTCAAGAACATTACACAGACACTTCAGTCTTAAATTTTCTTGATTCTCCTGGTACAACTTCGCAGATAACTTATGGAGTTAAACTTGGTCACTCAAGTGGCTCAACCAGGACCGTATATGTAAACCGACAAGACAATAACACCAACAGCATTAATTATGCTAGGACAACATCTACAATTACCGTTATGGAGGTGGCAGGATGAATCACGAGGCTATTTATCGGGCTTACCCAAACGTTGTCAGGATTGACGACGGCACTGGAGCGTTTAACGCTGACGGCAGTCAAGTAACGCTTGATCAGTCAGTTGTTGATGCTGCTGCTATTGAGGTTGCAGCTGAACAAGCACTTGCAAACCTACGCACCAAACGAAATCAGCTCCTTGCTGAGACCGATTATCTTGCGTTGTCTGACGCTACTCTTAGTGCAGACATGCAGGCCCATCGCCAGGCGTTACGGGATCTTCCCGCTAACACCAGCGATCCTGCAAACCCTACCTGGCCCGTTAAGCCATGAGCGACAAACGTATTATTTTCCCCAATGACGACGGTGGCGTTTCTGTCATCGTTCCGTCTGACAACTGCGGCCTAAGCGTCGAAGAGATCGCCCGCAAAGATGTGCCTTCTGGTAAGGCATATCAAATTGTGGATGTAGCGGACGTACCAAGCGACCGTTCATTCCGCAACGCCTGGACCTACACGGAGAGCTGACATGCCTATCGGACTCGACTTAACCAAAGCCAAAACCATCCATCGCGAGAATGTTCGCGTGGCACGTCTGCCCCTATTGCAGGCAAAGGATCTTGAGTTTCAACGCGCTCAAGAGACCAGTGCTGACACTGCTGCAATCGTCACAGCAAAGCAAGCCTTGCGTGATGCACCTGCCGCAGCAGCAATTAATGCTGCAAGCACAGCTGACGAATTGAAAGCCGCATGGGATACAAGCCTTTTAGGCAATAGCCCATACGCGTAGAAAGGTTAGACTTGTCTCAGGAGGTGCTTTATGGCTGTTAACCCTGGGACATATAATTTTGCGCTCCAGCGGCGTGCTGATTGGAGCGTGATCCTGCAATTTAAGGACAGCAGCAATGCAGCTATAAACCTGACAGGGTTTACGGCTTACGCGCAAGCTTGGGACAAAGCGCGGGCTACTAAGTACGCAGATTTTACAGTCGCTTACACAGATCGAGCTAACGGCAAGATCACAATCAGCCTGACCGACGCTTTGACGGCAACGTTTATCGACGAGCTGTATTACGACGTACTCCTCGAAAACGGGAGCGGTTTGCGCGAGTATTACCTTGAGGGCATTATTTTCGTATCTGAGGGTTATACGGAACCATGACAGCAGTCAACGTCACCACAGACGGTCAAACGGTAGTTGTCGAGGATACGACGACAAACACTGTCTCAATTACCACTACAGGTCCGCAAGGCCCGGCTTCAGCTGGTTTTGTTTTTAACGGGGACGCTAAGATAGATAACAGCATCGTCTATTACGACTCATCAGCTGGGGAGTTTAAGGCGGACACGACCACCACTAAGCTGTCCCTAGTAGAGGGCGGGAACTTCTAAACCATGGCCAACACCATTCGCATTAAGAAGAGAGCAGCCTCAGGGGCGGATGGTAGTCCCTCGTCGCTTGGGAGCTCTGAGTTGGCATTCAACGAGAGTGACCTTAAGCTCTACTATGGATTCGGAGACAATTCTGCGGGAGTTGCGACATCCATTATCACGATTGGTGGCTCTGGCGCGTTTATCTCCAAGACCGACGCCAAAGGTGCAAACCTTATTCTGGCTGGTCCAACAACAGGGTCTGACGCAAACCCAACATTTAGATCGTTAGTTGCTGCTGATATACCAAGCATTGCCCATACACAAATCAGTGATTTCGACACTGGTGTTCGGGTAAACCGTCTGGATCAGATGGCGGCCCCAACGGGGAACGTAGACCTCAATTCAAATAAGCTCACTAACGTCACTGATCCGACCTCAGCGCAGGACGCAGCGACCAAAGCTTATGTCGATGCAGTCAAGACCGGGCTAGACGTAAAAGGCTCGGTCAAAGTTACGACCACAGCAAACATTACGCTTTCTGGTACGCAGACCATCGACGGCATTGCTGTTTCCGCTGATGAGCGCGTACTTGTAAAGGATCAATCAACCGGCTCACAAAACGGCATTTACGACTGCAAGGCTGGCACGTGGGCACGATCTAGCGACTTTGACGCAGACACTGAAGTCACCTCCGGTGCTTTCGTCTTTGTCGAGCAAGGCACCGTCAACGCAGACGCTGGCTTTGTACTGACCACTGACGGAACGATCACGGTCGGGACAACCGCGCTGAGTTTCACTCAGTTCTCAGGCGCTGGGCAAATCACCGCAGGCAATGGTCTTGAGAAATCAGGCAACGCTTTATCCGCCGACCTAAAAGCAAACGGCGGCCTTGTTATTGAGTCTGCCGAGATTGCTCTGAAGTTAGACGCTTCAAGCATTACTGGAACGCTTGCAGTTGGTGATGGTGGAACGGGTGCAACATCTGCATCTGCCGCTCGAACTGCCCTCGGGCTGGTCATCGGCACAAATATTCAGGCTTTTGACCAGGGGCTCGCTGATGTTGCTGGCCTTGCGGTAACCAATGGCGGTTTCATTGTTGGTGATGGCTCTAACTTTGTTCTTGAGACTGGCGCAACTGCTCGGACCAGCATCGGGGCTCAAACGCTTGCAGCTGATCTAACAAACCTCTCAAGTTGTCAGTCTGGAGCGTCAGCAGCTCTTGCCGCGCTTACTTCTACAGAGGTTGCGATTCTTGATGGTGCAACGGTTACGACCGCTGAACTCAACATTATTGATGGCGGCACATCTGCAACTTCAACAACTCTTGTAGCTGCTGATCGCATGGTGATGAACGATGCAGGCACTATGAAACAGGTTGCGTTATCTGATCTGATCACTTTTATCGCCAACGGAACTGCAAGTTCTTACGTTGTCGATGGCGGCACCTATTGATCGGAGCGACTGATGGCAAACACAATTAAGCACAAACGCGCAAGCGGCTCAAACCCAAGCGCCTCAGATTTAGTTGTTGGCGAACTTGCCATCAGAACAGATACAGGCGTTGTTTTTACTAAAAAAGACGACAACTCTGTAGCTGAAATTGCAGGCGGCGGGGAAACAAACCTTGGCGTTTCAACTACTACGACTGCCGTCACGGTTACTTCTGACACAGGGAACAACGCAACAATTAGTGAGGCGAGTGGCAGTGCTGCTGGCGTAATGTCAGTAGCGCATCATGACAAGCTTGACGGGATTGCTAGCAGTGCAACCAACGTAACAAATACAAATCAGCTTACAAATGGCGCAGGATTTATTACTGCAACGCTCACTGAGGAGCAAGTTGAAGATTTTGTAGGTGGCATGGTCACCGGCAACACTGAGACAGGCATTACGGTTACATATCAAGACTCTGATGGAACGCTAGATTTTGTTGTTGCTACGCAGACTGATAATAATTTCACCACAACCCTAAAGAACAAACTGGACGGTATTGCCGCGAGCGCAACGAATGTCACGAATAATAATCAGCTCACAAACGGCGCAAGCTATGTTACGTCTTCAGTAATTAACTCGTTAAATGCAAGCAACTTGTCTTCTGGGACTGTCCCTGATGCAAGATTCCCGTCCACACTGCCTGCCGTAAGTGGTGCAAACCTTACCAACATTGCTGCAACTGTTGCAAATGGTTGCATCTACGAAAACTCACAAACCATATCTGCAAATTATTCAATCACTTCAGGCAAGAATGCAATGAGCGCAGGCCCGATCACTATTGCGTCAGGCGTCACAGTTACGGTAACGTCTGGTAGCACCTGGACTGTTGTTTAATGAAGCGCCCTGACCCCATGATTCCGAGCTTGCCCGGTGCAGAAGATATCGAGGTTCAAGCCAATAAACAGGCGTGGATAGAAGCTCTGTATAAATACGAAGGCCGTGATGACAAGGATCATCCAATGCACGGCTTGTATACGGGGCTAATGAAGAAACACAGCAACACGATGAGCACCGATGGCTAAACCGAGCGGGGCTTCTGAGGTTGATTTTGTGAAGGGCAAACCGAAAAAAACCCGCCAGGGTAATGGGAAGCATTCCAAACCGTCCCATAGAAGGAAGCCACTTAGGGGTCAGGGCAAGTAAACTCTGAGTGGTTTTGCTTAGTTTCATGATCAAATCTTTAT